CAGTCTTCTTTTTCAAACCAGTCTCTGAGTGTAGCTCCTTTTTTACGAGCACCCTTTACATTTGTTTTACTTGATCTTTTGTAAGCACCTCTTGAAGCAGCAGACTTCTTTGAACTTACTAATTCTTTTTTCTTATCAGAAGACAAGCTAGCTATTTTAGCTTTAGGTAAACATGTCTTAGATGTACCACCGCCTTTTTGTTTTTTTATAGGTGATGATTTACGACAACTACCTTTTGCGCCTTGTGCAGTGCCAGGTACTCTTTCATAGCCTTTCCAACATTTGAAAGGTGAGTTATGTAGTTTAAATGCCATTTCTTTCTTTTATATGGTTATACATTGCGTCTCCTAATTCTTCACCAACTTTTGAATCTGAAGCATAATGAACTCTTCCTACTAATCTGCTTTGTGAAATATCATTTGCTGCTTTCATAAAATCATTTTTATATTGAGGATACATTTCACTAAATGCATTTGCAAACAACTTTGACTGAGCAGAATGACCTGATGGATATGATTTTGTTTTAGCCGTGTCCATGTTAACAACGTCTAAATTTAAACCTAATCCTTTAGCCAAACCTTGTGGTCTAGTTCTACCGTGATAATTTTTAAGTTTTGTAATTATATCAGCACTATCATTGTTAAGCTGTGTAAACGTGTCTTCAGGAAATGCAAGTCCTTTTTGTTTAAAAATATTTTTAAAAACTTTTTCTTGATCATCATTGTATTCAACAAACTCTTTATTAATAGGTATTCTTTTAATGTCGTTTATTTCTTTATAAGTAGTTAAAGAGCCATCACTTGGTGGTCTTTTACGTTTAAACTGCTCTATATTAAAATCATTAAAAAGACTCATTATTTTTTCTTACCTCCTCCGTAATTGCTTGGTCCACCGGCTTTAGTACATCTTACACCCCAACCTGAAGCATAAGCACTAGGCCAGACTTTAAACTTCTTTTTTGCAGCGGTTTTACAAGGACCACTAATTTTGTTTAATGGGCTTTTAATACCAGATATTTCTAACGGTGACTTCATTGATATACCCATTTTAGTATTTTTACCAGGAGCTCTCATGTGCTCACGAGATCTAGCCTCAAAAGATTGTCCTTTTTTCTTCGGCTTGGGTTTAGGTATATTAACAGGTTTTGCTTTTTCAACCATAGACTGCATACCTTCTGCTAAACCTTGCTTAGCACCTTCTACAGCAACTTTACCTGCAGATTTAAGATTACGTCCAACTTTTGTTCTTTTCATTTTCTTAGAAGCTGCTTTACCAGCAAGAGATCTGTTGATAGACATTTCACTTATCTCTTTTGCTCTCTTATCGCCCATATGCATAGTATTATAACCAGTTCTTGGTTTAATATTTTTTTCATTTTTAAGTGGAGATCCTGATATACCTAGCATGTTTAAAACAGATTTCTTTTTTATTACACCTAAATCAACACCGACTTGCCCTGGATAATCCTGTTCTTTTATAGATTTGTCTGTTATTGAAGAAACCGCGTGTAACCTCTTATCATCTTCAGTCATTTTCTTAGATTTATTTTCATAATAAGCTTCTTGAGGATCTTGTTGAAAACCAGCTTCTCCTCTTTTAGGATCTTCTTTCATAGAAGGTGCTAGCTGCCAATCTTGAATCCCAGATCTGTCTTGTTGTTCTCCATCATCTGTTGGTATTAACCTTATTTTACCTTTGTTAGTATCATAGTAAAATTCATTTTTTTCTCTATCATACTCAGCTTGATTTTCTTCAGCACTTGTAGGTATTAATTCTTTTTTGTAACTACCGTCTTCTTGTCTTTTAACAGTTGTTTTACCTTCTCGGTCCATGTATTCTTTTCTGAAATTACTCCAAGCTTCTTTAGCTCCAGATTGCTGTCCTACTTTTCCAGCTGCTTGAGCTGCTTTTGCCATTTGTTTGTTCATGTTAAATTGTTTTATATTTTGTCCTACCTCTATCGTCTTTGTAGGCTTTTAAACATCGATTTCTATTTTCCTCTTTTGAAACATATGATACATGTATCCAGTTAGGATTCATATCTGTACCAAACTCCCATATTACTTGATCAAAATCAAGCATTTCTCTTATGTAAGTAAACATCTCAGCGTTAGATTTTCTGCCATAAACATCATCAATATCAATTGCTTGTCCTTTACAATGTTGACTAGAAGTAACTCCACCTATTGCTGTATTAAGTTCTGGTGATCTAAAAAATGAGTTTACTTTTATAGGTCCACCAACCCAAGCACGTAATGGCTCAAAAACTTTTTCAGCAGTAACTTTCATATTTTCTAACTGAGTAGGATTAGGTGTGTTATCTATACCTTTACGCTTAGCTGTATTTGAATGTATAGCTTCAGCATAAGTTATATGTTTACTTATATTTTCCATATTATTAGTTTTCATTAAATACCGCGTAAGCATGAACCTTACGTTTTTTACCAAAAGGTATTGTAGCAATTAACTCTCTTCTATCTTTTGATTCTTCTTCTTGTGGATAGTATTTAGGATTTTTACTATTTAATTTTTTCTTTTTCATTTTAAAATTGTGAAGCTTTATTTACTTCGTTTATTGCTTCTTGTATTTCTTCTAAATCAGCAGGTAATAAAAGATCTAGACCTGCTTTAAAAACATTTTCTTTTACACCATCTTTAAATATAATTAATGTAGGTGCCATACGCACTCTGTATTTCTTTTTTGATTGTGGCGCTTTAGCTATATCTATTCTATAGTAAATAACATCTTCTAATTTATCCCAATCAGCAAAACAATTTGCTTCATTAAACTTAGCCCAAAATTCTACTATAACTGGTTTTTTTTGATCATCTCCAAAAGCTTCATTAGTATTTATAGCATCTTCAAACCCATCATCTGTTAACCAATATTCATCAGGAACATCTTGCTGGCTAAAAGATAAAAAAGGTATTAAAAGTAAAATTAAGTATTTCATTATCTATTTTTTTGTATTTCATATAATCTCTCATCAATTTTATCTAATTGATCTCTCATCGCCTCAACATCTTCTTGTGTGTCCATAATTGTCTGTCTAATCAACTCATCTTTTAAATCATATTCTACTCTTTCAATAACTGGTTTTGGCAACTCTTTAGCCAAAGCTATATCAGCTTGTAATGTAAAATATATTAAAGCTAACGAAACTGCTCCACCTATTATCATACCTATCGTTTTAAGATCAAGTGTTACTTTAGTATCTTCACCTATTTGCTTTGCCATTTTATTTTAATGTTATGTTTAATCCTACTGAACTATTATATATTTTACTATCCCAGAACTTAGTGTATTCTCCTTCTACAAACAAACCTATACTTTTACTAAGTTTCCAACCAAATTGTACACCAGTTTGGTAATCACTCCATTGTTCTTTTTCAGCGTCTTCAACTAAACCTCCTAAACCCCAGTTGTTTCTATTGTGATAGCTGAAAGCTTCATCGCCTTTTACATATTTATGATACGGTAATAAATAAGAACCATAAGCATGAAGCCAGAAATTATTTTTATAATGATAATAGTCAAAACCGATCACAGGTGATATTACACCAAAAGCATCAATATCTTCCCATATCTCATCATTATAACGATTCATAAGATCAGTAAATACTGTCTGTCTAAATTGTAGATCAGTATAAGCTACAGTTTCACCTTCTTCATCAATCCAGTACCAATCAGATACTGTTTCACCTGTATAATCATCTTCATATGTATAATAAATATCGTCGTATCCATAATAAAATCCTAAAGTATACCAAGGATTAACAGCTTGACCTTGAGCATTAGTTTCATTTAACCATATCTCTACAGGATTATAACCATAAGGTCTTTCATGTGTTCGATACATAACTCCACCTGATAAACTAAATTTTTTACCAATTGGTAGTTTGGCTCTTAATTCTGCAGATTTATAATCAAAGTTAATTTTACCTTGTTTTCTACTTTCTATTTTTGCAATATGGTATTTACCACTGTGTTTTAAGAAATATCTATGATTTTTAAAAACATCATCTCTAGATCTTTCTTTTTCAGTATGAAATACATATTCAAAACCTTTTATAGCTGAGTTAGGTGCTGTCATAGACACGTTAGATTCAGTGCCATCGTAGTATTGTTTGCCTTTTATTTCATAATCAAATCTAGCAATCTTACGAATACCAAAACCATAGCGATAATCATAGTCATAATAGTCAGTACCGTCGACTACAACAGGTACATCGTACAAACTACCGTTAGGATTTGTTCTAACAAAATAACTCGGTGCATTTTCTTTAGAGTTTTGAATATCTCCAGAAATATACACTGTACTATATTTTAGAAAGTCTTTAAATAATTTATTTTTTTCTTGAGCGTTAGCAGATACCGCAATAACCGCCGCAAATAGGACACATAGTATGTTTTTCATTATTCATTATTTATATTTTTTAAACATTAATTTATATAATAGCTTATTCCAAGCTTGTTGTAATTTGTCAATAAATTTTTTCATAGTTATGGTTTTTTATAGTATTGTATCAATCCGTCATATCTCTCTATCTGTACATAATCAACTCCAAGTTCACCTTTTGGTTTACCTGAGTTTGGCCCTGTAAAAGGCACTCTCTTTGTAAAGCCATTTGCTTTTGCGTTTCTAACATCAGCTTTAAATTTCTTTTTTAAAGTTTCTTCATCTTTTAATTCTTGCTGTATTGTACTTTCTCTACCCCAATATGGTAAACCAAAGTTCCAACCATTCCAACCTAATAGTAAAGCTATTTTTTCATATGTTCTAGTTTCTTCATCAAAAGCTTGACTAATATTGTTATATTTTCTAAGAGCTCTATCTATTGGTATATTAGTAAAGGCAGATATTAATTGAGAAACAGCTAGATAAGCTGGGTTTTCTATGCTCCAACCTCTATTTTTAATTTCTTTCATATTCCAACTAAATGTTCTCAAAGCTGTTCTAACATTACGAACCTTTTGATCTATTACAGGTGATATATCAAACAAGTTAAATACAGCTTCTTCATATTTAGGACTCTTTCTATCATGCTGGAATTTTAATTCTCTTATTACATTTTTTACCGTAGATATTATAGCTCCACCAAATCCAAGACCAAATAATAATGAGTCCATCATACCGTTTATAGTATCAGCTACTTTATCTTTTTCTCTTTCATCATCTTCATCAAATGCTAGAGCAAATAAAGCTTGTTGTAAAGAATTAAATATTAAATTTTGTATAGCAACATAATAAACAACACCAGATAAATTACTTAAATCACTTTCACGCTGTGTCATTCCTGGTCTACGTCTTCTATTGATAAAGTCTAATAACATTTTCTTAGCCTTTCTATTATACTGCATTGTAACGTTTTGATAAGATAATATCGTACGTCCAAATAAACTTGCTTGTTGAGAAGATATTTTACTAGGATTACTTGACTGTTGTGTTTCTTCTGCTATAGAATAAAAATCATCAAATGCTTTTGTTTCTGCTTCTTTCTGTGTATAAAGTTTACCAGTTTCTGGATTAACTCTTTTCAACAATGATTTTACTCTATTAATGTAAAAAGGAGCACCACCTGTTGCAATAGCTAAACTATCCATGATTCTTGTAATTATAAAACCTTTATCAAGTAAATAGTTAAGCATTCCTTTAAAACCACCTTTATTAGCGGCCGCAGCAAGTTCAGCTTCATTTACATTAATCTTTAAACCATCACGTCTATTTACAAGATAATCAGAGTTCATCAACTTCATAACTGTAGGAACATAATCTTTACTAACAAACGCTTTAGCAGCTGCATATATATTATTATCACCCCAATTTAAAAAGTTTACATTAGATAGCATCTGTAATGATCCAGATCTAACATTTAAAAACATCGCTACACCGACAGAACTGTTTATCCAGTCCATCATTTCATTAACTTGACGAGATCCACTTCCTGTATAAGTAGGTCTATTAGTTCCTGATCTCATACGTGTTATAGAATCTTTTACAGCTTCTACATATTTAGAACCAAATGCTTTTTCTAACTTGTTAAGATTTTTTTCAGAGAATACAATATTTATATTTGAATTCCATTCAGATAATAATTCAGCTCTAAAGGTTGTATCTAAACTACCTAATATATCAGATTTAATATCACCAGCCAACCAATTATTTTTAGGACCAGGATATTGTGCTTCTTTTTGTATTAACTGTATTTTATCTGCAAATTGTTGTAATTCAAAATCAGTATTAACAGCATTAACTAAACCATCTATATCTGCTTGAGACATACCAGGAATATCCATACCTTGTTTATTCCATAAATAAACTCTTGCTGCTTGTGACTTAGTAAACGATTTATATCCAACTTCTTGATTCAAAGGATTAGTAAAAAATCCTTTTACACCTTTACTTCTTAAACTAGGGAAAGCTTTTTTAAGAGCTGCAAAATCATTCGCCACAGTAGCTTTAGCAGATATTAAAGCTTGTTCAGCTTTATCATAAGGAGCTATTAAATTTTCAACAAACCATTTTCTTTGTCTAGTACCTTTCTCGCCTTTTCCAAACATATAATATCCTAAACCTAAGAAATCATCAGCTGATGCTGTTATTTTAAACTGTCTTAATACTCTTTTAAAGAAACCCTTGTCTCTTTTCTTACCTTCAACTCTAGCTTCTACCTCGCTTACTAATTGTTCTGCTCCTATACCTGTAGCGTCTTCAATTAAATCATTCATCTCTTGATCAAGTCTAGTTGCTTTATCATCTATAGCTTGTTGAACTCTTGATTTAACATCTATTTGACCAAGTATATCTTTTACAGTTTGTACATTTAATAATGAATCATCTGCAAAATAAAAATCATTATATCCTTCAGCTGCTTTACTTAACAACCAATCTGCTTTTGCTTGAGGTGATCCATCTTCTAATGTAATAATATTTTCAATAGGTATATTTAAACCTATACTATCAGTCCAAACTTTAATAGCATTTTGAGAAGCATTTGGTCTAGCTGTAACAATAAAAATATCTTTAGACCCATATTTATCTTGACGTCTTAAAGCTGTTCCAGCTAATGGACCTTTTGACGTAGATAAATCTACATTGTCAAAATTACTATAATCAAACTCTGCGCCTTGTTCTAATAATCCTTCGTACTGTACAGCGAATTCACCTGCTGTTAACTCAGATGTTTTACCATCAAGTGTGTATATTACTTTTTCTTTTGTTAAAGCTAAAGTATCGTCCATGTCAAAAGCACTTAAACCTTTTGGTTTTTTGAAAGGATTTAAAGCTTTTATTCTTGCCGCTAATGAATTTAATAATGTTTTCTTAACTTGTTTAGATGTTCTAGGAACTCTACATGGTGATGTACATCTTTTTTCTAGTAAAGCCTGCGTATACTCTTGTATTTTTAAATTTTGAGCAGCAGCGGCTTCTGCAATTGGAAGCATAGTGTTAAACTCTTTTAATACTTCAGCTTTGTTTTCACCTTGTTGTAATCTAGTTATAGCTTTATTTTGAATTTCTATTATATTAGGAACTTTTCTGAGAATTTTATCTACTTGAACACCATAGTATTCCGCTATAGTTTTATTATACTTATTTAATACATATTGATTAGGATTTATAACGTTTTCACCCGTGTATCTTACTAAAGAACCTAACCCTTGATAAACTTTTGCTACATTACCATCTCTTAATCCGGTGAATACAAGATTAAAAGCTTCATTCATTTTAGATTTTAAACCTTTGTTAGCTAGATCAGCATGCTCACTTGCTAACATAGCTCCTTGTATATATGAACCTTTAACTACAGGTCTAACAATATTCATTTGATCAGTAGCAGCCGCATATAATAATAATCTAGCTAAATTTTGAGCTGGCAAACTATGTTCTTCATCTATTTTAGAAGTAAAATCAGGTTTACCCGTATTTATGTCAATAGGGTAAAAAGCATAAGGCGCAGCTATCCTTATCATGTGATTCATATTGTTACCACTGTCATCAATCATACTATCGAATACTGGTAGGTATTTCAAATTATCCCCTTCACGTAAAAAACTACCTAAATCATCAAATAAATCTAAAACATCATCTAAATTTTGTTCACTATAAACTATATCTGTAGCATTTTTATCTAATGTACCTTTTTTATTTTTATATCTAGTTCTGTTTTGTTCTAAAGTAGTACCTTCAGCTCCAGAAATTGAAGAATCAAATTCTGAAACAGTGTTAAAATTTAACCTCTTACTTCCAGTCATAGAAGATTTAAGTAGTTCAGTATATTTTTTTCTTTTATCAGGATCTTTTATAGTATCTAAAAATCCATTTATACCTTCTTCCCTTAACTCTCTAAATGTTAACTTATTAGAAGCATCTTCTTTTGAAGCTACTTCAGATATAGCATCTAAATCATAAATTGTTCTTGATTTTTGTTTACCTTTTGACTTACCTCTTTGTCCTATGTATTTTTCTGTTTTAACAGGTATCTTTTTAAAACCAAACATACTTGACAGTGAAGTACCTTCTTTATCTTTACTAAACTCAAAATAAGCATCAGAATCTTTTAAATTAACTTTCTTTTTAGCCTTATCTATTTTCTTTTGCAACTTTTCTTTAGCTAATTTTTCTCTTGCTTTCTTTTTATCCGCTTCTTTAATAGCTCTTCTACCATCAACAGGAGTAGGAGTAGGACTAGCGCCGGCTGCTTGTTTAACCGGAGCATCTATTACATCTAATGAAGTATCTTCTTTAACTCTAGCATCTAATAAATTTTCAACTGTTTGCATAAATTCTACAGCAGTAATACCACTATCACCTAAAGCTGTTTCTAGTCTCTGCATAAAACCTTTATCAGCCATTAATTCATTTATAGATTCTAAAGCAAAATCATTTGCTAAAATCTGATACATTGACTGTTGTCTTTTTTCACCAGCTAAAAAATAATCTTTAAACTCTTGTAGACCTTGTTTTGTTATTTTAGGTATACTATATATTTGTTTGTTGAAATTACTAGGTTTACCTGATTTACTTATTTGTTTAGTAGGTGTAATACCTATTTGTTTAATTCCAAATAGTTTGCCAAATCTTCTTTTTATAGTAGCTGCTGGTATAGACTTGATAAATGCTTCATCTAAAGAATTTATAAAATCTTTATACGCTTTACTAGCAAATGTACCTATATCTCTTCTTAACTCTTTAAAATAAGATTTTTTAACATTGTTTTTAATTTCACTAACTATTGTAGCAGGATTATCACCTTTATTAACAGCTAGTAATATATCTTTTGCAACTTGGTCTTCAATGTTAGCTTTAGTTTCAGATACATCTTGGTCTTGCACTTGATCTGTTTCAGAGGAATAAACTTTTTCTCTTGTACCAACTGTTTGATCTTGATCTAAATCTTGTTCCTGCGATGTATCAGCAACTTGCATTGCATCTTCTCTGTCTAAACTAGCGCGTTCACCTTTACCTATATTTTCTCTAGTTATTCTCTTAGCTCTAAGAGCAAATAAATTACTAGTTTGTTTTCCTGGTCCTTGTAGATTTACATCTTGATCTTCATTGTATTCTCTTAATGTTAACAAGTATTCATTTTCCAATGCTGTTCTAAATTGATCTCTTGTTAATAAACTACCAGGTTTATATTCTCTTTTTAAAGCCGCTTCTATTACAGGAGCCGCTGCTTTTAATACTCTTCTTTGATCAAATCTATTATCTAAATCAAAATCAGCATCATTCATAAGCCTATCTGTTCTACTATATGAATCGTTTTCAGCAACAATATTTCTAACATCAGGTGCACCAGCAGCTTCGGCTTGTATTATTTCGCCTTCTACTGTTTGTGGTCTATTAGTTCTTGTTCTTTGATCTTGAGTAAAATCTTGTACACCTTCGTTTAATTTAGGTCCTTGTTGTGCTGGAGAAATGCCATCATCAGCTATACTAAAATCTCTATTTAAAGCACGATCTCTAGGATCTACAAAGTTTTGAACACCTGCAAATCTAGATACATTGTTAAATATAGCATCCATTACTTTTGGAGGTATAAGAGTATTACGAGTAATAGGTTTATTATTAATATTGTTTTTTATAATATCAGATATTTCAGTATTTATTTCTGATAACCTACCATCTAATCCTTGAGAACCACTTATAGTTTTATCATTAATTTTTTTAATTTGATTTGTAGTGCTTTTCTTTTCTCTTAATAAATCTATTAACGCTTTTTTATCTGCACCTCTTACTGTTGGAGGTACTTTTATAGCAGCTTCTCTAATATCAGATACTGTTTGTATTTTATTTCGTTTTTGTACAGGCGTTAAATTATTATTAGTTTTAATAGCTTGTTGTATATCTAAAAACGCTTTATTAGCAGCGGTACTAATACCAGCACCACTTCCTCCTGGACCACTTTTTCCTGGACCAATTCCTCCATCATCATTATTAAACCCAGATATATCATATTTCTCAGCTATTTGCATAGCTCTACCTTCATAGTTTAAATTATCATAACTACCACCTTTATTACTCTTGTTACTTAATGCAACACCACCAACACCCATGAATATACCCATATTGAAACCCATTTTAGCTTCTTCTATGATCTCATCTACATCTATATTTTTATAAAATATACTAGAAGTAGCTTCATTTTCCATATCACCTTTATAAAGGTTCATAGCATTTTCAGCTACTTGAGCCATGTATGATTGAAAACCTTCTGTTGCTCCTTCAATAACACCGTCTATGGTTGTAGCAGCTCCATATGAAACTAAACCTCTAGCGTAATTAGCAAATGTAGCTCCTAGTATTTTATTACCAGCTGTGCTTTTTAATATATTACCAGCAACATTACCTGTTATGTTACCACCTAATTTACCAAATAAATATTCTGAAGCACCTGTTAATGCAGCAGCTGTTAAAGCCGGCATCTGAGAACCATATTCATCTTTCGACAAAGCGTCTAAGTAATCTTCAGTTGAAAAACCTCCTTCACCATATTCGCCTTCCATTTGTCTTCTAAGACCTTGCATATAAACATCAGCGTAAACTTGAGAAGCCATAACACCAGATCCTACTGCTAACAAACCACTACCTAAAGTAGCAGCAGGTATTCCTGCAAATGAAAGAGTTCCTCCAGACACAGCGGTTGTTGCGGTACCAGCGGCTAATAATATACCGCCTAGCGTACTTGGCACCATATGCGGTGCTTGTTTTATCATATCAGCTGAACTGTTTACGAACCAGTCAGGAATAGCATATCCATCTAGCTCCATGTCTGCGTAGTCAGCAGCAAAACTAGCATATCTTTCTTGTTGTGATAAATCACCTAAATCTTCAGTAAGATCTCTTACAGTGTTATCGTATCTTTCTTTTCTTTTAGCATAAAAATCTTTTAATGAATCGTCTTCACTCCAACCGTGTAGTAAATTCCAATTCATCCAACTGTCTATTTCTCCATTAACCTCTCTAGCTTCCGCTAAAGTCATGTTTTCAGTAAGATCTCCATTTTCTATACCATCTTTTATAGAATTATATATTTCAGATCTACCTTCCATTTCAAGTTCTTTTTGCAATGCTATCTCTATAGTATTAGATACGGTTCTTATACCGGCAGGTATACTAGCAGAAGAGCTTCTAACTTTTTGCCAAGCTCTATTCCACCAACCTCCAGTAGGAATTACTGTTTCCATAAATTCTATAATCGGACCACCTCTACCTGAATCTAATGCTTGATCTATTTCTCTATAAACATTCTCATCTAACCACGTGTCATAATTATATTTTTCAAACGATCTAAATCTATCTCCGTATAATTCAGCTGATGCTAAACCATAATCTTGGAATAATCTTTTAGCTACTTTATTATTCTTTAAGTTTTCTTGAGTAGTATTGTTATACCAGTCTGCAAATTCTTCTTGCATCAAAGGCATGTTTTCCTCACTAACTAAACCATCTTCATCTGCATATTTTTCTCTTAACTTTTCTATATAATCTTTAGAAAGCTTATCAGTAGCTTCTCTTGCTTGCATCGTAGCAAATTCATATCTGGGATCATTGTGAACTGCTTTATCAAAAGTTTGCTTATAAGCTTCTTGAAAAGAATTAAATTCAGCATCTATAGCTTCATCTTCTGTATATTTTTTTTGAGTCTGTGGATTAACAGTACCCATAAAATCATCTTTATTAAGTATTTCACTATCCTCAGGCATGCTCCTCATCACATAATCTTTTACTTCTGGATCTATTATAGATATTTTAGCTAATTCTTTAGTAGTTAAATCTATTTCTCCATCATAATATTCTATTAATTTTCTTTGATTAGCTCTTTGATCTGCCGCTGACATTAATTGATTATTATTTTTTAAAAAATCTAAAATAGTTTGTTGATTACTAGATGTAGGCTGTATATTTAATTTTTCTCCATTAGGAGCTGTAATTAATAAAGACTCGGTTTGACCACTCATGTCATCTGGATCTTCGCCTTCTTCAAAAGAAAAACCAGCTTTAACAAAAGGTTGCAAAGCTTTTATAGCTCTATTTGTACTAGTGTCCCACTCGCCTCCAATTTTATTTCTTCCTGATATACTATCACGCTCGCCACTTAAATCTGGAACCATTATGTTATTGGCATCTAAATTTAATTGAGTATCAAAATCAAAATCTTCTATAACTGAATCTTGTTTAGCAATACGAATATTAGGTGTAAATCCTTTTATTTCTTTTATTTTTGCATTTAAAGCATTGTAATCAACAGTACCATCAGGTAAAAGCGGTATAGCGTCTGCACCTCCTGCAAATATTTCATTATAAGCTTCTTGCTGAGCTATTAATTGATTTTCATAATTATTGCTACCTTGTGTTTTTTCATTACCTTGTAATTGAGCCGCTATATCAAAAGGTACGCCTTCTACCTCTATCATAGTATTATCAGGTTGAGCTCTAGTAAATATTCTTTGAGCTCCTTCATCTGCAAGCATTTCTTCTACAGTCATACCAAGCTCTTTAGCTATTTTTTCTTGCTCTTCTAAAGTCATATCATCAAGAGCAGAACTTCCTGGTGCTTTTGTAATACTTGATTCATCACCAAACACTTTTGTATTAAACGTGTTAAAGTCAATGTCATTAGACTCCATGTTGTTTTGTCTTAGCACACTATGTATCTTCATACGATACTCAGGATTATTCACAGCATGTTGAACAAAAGTATCATAATCTAAAGCTTTACCTTTTAAAAACTTAGCTTTTTTTAATTGTTCGTGAATACGCTTCATGTTAGCGTCGTCAGTTTGTAAGCTTTTTTCTTTATCTATAATATCACCAGCTTTATCAATATTTTTATCTTCATTATTAGCTAGCCAGGTTTGCACATAAGAACCTACAAGATCATGATTTTCATGGTTTGTAATATCCCAATCTTTTTCGAACTGGTTTTTAACACGATCTCGATGATATTCGGGTATGTCATTCCAAGCGGCTTTATCTCGCCACGCGTAATCTTTAGGATTTACCATGTTGTTAATTTATTTGCAAACTATTTTGTGTCTTAGCCTGGTTGTTTGCAATTATATTACTAGCTGTTTTAATTTCTTGATCTTCATCTACAAAAGTTCCAGTCATCAAATCAAAAGGACTTTGGTTCATTTCGCTAACTACTTGGTTAACAGCTCTATCTGTATATACTTTGTGGAAAGCTGCTTTTTGATATTTATTTAACTCAGTTAAATCTGAAGGCCAAGCACCTGTAGCTTCCTCCCATAAACTCTGTACATCTTCATCACTCATGCTAGCAACTTCATCAAATTTCCCAAAAGCTTGCCTCATTAAATCAACTTCCATAACCTCTGTTCCTAAACTTGGAGCTAATCTATTATTCCAATATGATCTAGCTCTATCAACATCACCAGTTGTTGGATCTAAAAACTCAGCAACATTATTGTTTATTGATTGTTCCATTGCTTTTCTTACCTCTACTCTATCTACATTCCATGTTTCAAACTTATATACTTTATCAGGATCAACGTTTTGATAACCCATTTTTTGAAGCTCAGCACCTTTAACTTTTCTAACTGTAGTAGTTTCACCTGGGACAGGGTTTCCTTTCATTCTATATAGATCAATTTGATCTTTAAAACTACCACCAGTTCTTTCACCTTTTTCATTATATTCAGCACCTTTGAAAAAGTTAGAATCTTGAATTACACTGTTTATTTGATCTGTTTCACTAGGTATACCTTGTATTAAATCTCTATCATCATCTTGTAATGCTTGTAAATCATTACTATTTAACACGTATTCACCATCAGGAAACTTAATTTCTTTACCATTTATATTAGCACTACCTGAAAAAACATATTCTATGCTATTATTAGGTCCTCTTCTTATTTTATAATCAAAACCACTTTGACCAGGTTTATAACCAGGTTTACCACTTAAAATATATGAAGCTAATAGAGGTCCACTTTTACCAGTCATATCTATTTCTCTATCTTCAATATCTAATTGAGATGTTAAGTTTTCTAATGAAGTTTTAACAGCTTCAGGTGAGTTATTAATAAAATCTAATTCAGCTTTTAAATCACCATAGTTTTCTGGTCTAGGTTTTTGATTCATTTCCATTGTAACCTCTTTCGCTCTTTCAGCCCACGTTATTGTTCTTCCGTCTTCAGTTTCATAATTATCAAAATAACCATCTACTTTGTTTGTCGTAAATTGATCACCATAATCTTGCTTATTTATATTTCCTATAACATTAGCAGAAGCATTACCAGCTTCTACAATGTTCTGGTTCATTTCTACATCAGCTCTATATTTTTGTTTAGCAATAGTAGTCTTACTAGTAGTAACAGCAGAGTCTATCTTATTCTGCATGTTCTGAAATAAATCAGCTTGCGATTCGTTTATATACTTAGGTTGTTCGTATGACATAATTTATTTTATTATCCGTTGTCAGTTTCGCCGCCATCAATTTTAGTTAAAGCGTTAGCTATACCACCAATTGCACCAGTTATAGCCGCTGTACCATCTCGTTGAGCTTGAGCAACTGATGCACGAGCATTATCAAGTTGGGCTGCTGTTCTATTGATTTGCTGCATCTCTCTACTTTCTCTTTGATTGAACATGAACTGTTCACCTTGAGCTCTTGCTTGTTGAACTCTTTGAGCTTCAGACATTTTTAATCCTTCTATTCTACCTTTTTCTGCAATTTGTCTTTGCTCTAAACTCTCTTCTCCTTGTGCTCTTAGTTTTTCATTTTGAACTTCTTGTTGTTCAATACTAGCAGCAACTTCTTTTTTACTTTGTAAAGCCGCTTGAGCTAAAGCAGTAGCACCACCTGCGCCACTACCAGTTTGCATTAACGTGTCTAATGTATTTGCTAATGAAATATCTGCTTGTTCTATTTTCATTTCAGCAGCTTGAGTAGCAACTGAAAGATTATTATAAGCATTAGTCATCTGATCAGATCTATCCACTGCCATACCAGAAATATCTTGTATACCTCTAAAAGGATCAATTATAGCTTGTCTATTATTTTCTAAATTATTTAGTTTATTTTTAAGTCTCCTAGCTTCTCGTTGTGCTTTTCTTTTAGCTCTACGAGCACGTCCTCCTCCAAAGATTCCGGTGATGACACTTGACGCTATTCCTAATGTTACTGGATCTAATGGCATAATTATTTTTGTATAAATTCTGAGCTGACCGCAAATAAAGATTTTGGTCCGCCGTTGTTAGTTGTATTATCTGTTTTCATTGTTACTGTAGCAAAATACCCTTTTATACCCATTGTTTGGTTACCAAATATAACTTCACCATACATAGGTGTTTGCGTATTGTTAGGTACTACAGCATAGTATTTGTTTTGTTTTCTATAAAAACCTGCTCTATATTCAATATTGTCTTCTGTGTATAATCCTTCATCATAACTATATATTTTGTTATAACTAGCTGGACCTAGTGATCCATTTGCTAATCTAACATTACCAGTTGCTTGATCAAAATTACTTAACCAATTACCTGTAGGTGTTACAGATGCGTTTTGACCAGTATTATCTGATCTAAAATCACTTATTTCCCAACCATTACTACCCTCGTAATTAACAGTTTTAAATGTTTTTATAAAGTTTGGTTCTGGATTAAATACAAATTGAACTGATGAAGGTGTTTTAAATCCATAAAAACTATTTCTATCTGTATTACTATAATGTTTCCATAAATAAGAGTTAGTATTTATATTACCGTTAGCTGCGTAGCTAGGTGAAGCTGAATAAAAATCACCTCTTACACTGAACATTATATCTGGTTGATATGTATAAAAACTAACCCAACCAGCGTTTAATTCGTCCCATGTTAATGTTTTATATAGATCCGTGCTTGCGTTAGCAGCTGAGTATCTACCGTTAGGCAATAAAGAAATAACATAGTTCTTGTTATAAACATCGTATGAACCTAATATATCACCGTTTGAACCAATAGCTGACAATTGATCTCTAAAGAAATCAGTCATACCGCCTGAAGATATTTCTTGTATAGAAGTTCCTTCCATTTTCAACACAGCGTTTCTTTCTTTGTCTACAAAATATTTAGTATAACCATATGTAGCAAAAGATTCTGGATTAGTTGCTATACCCCAATTACCAGGTATAGGTGTTATTGAACCAATAACTTGATTTGCTGTTGTAACAGTACCTCCACCTTCAGCACTATATATAGCGTCTTTATCTATTAAAGCTACATTACATTTTCTTTCTTGAAATACAGTTAAATTTGTATCCTCGGCATAAAGCTTTTGTATTGATCCACCAACTGGATCTACACTTTTTGTTATTTCTTCAGCAACACTAAATTGATTAGTATTGTTTATGCCTGTTCTAGAGTTATATATACCAGAATATATTAAAGAATTACTTCTTCTTTGTTGACTATCATTTTCTTCTACAATATAAGCTTTAACTCCTATGTCCATGCTAGTATTATTGTAACCACCTCGTATTCTAGATTCTTCTATATACCAGTCGTATGTAGAATTAGAAACTATAGGTGTAGTCCAACTAGTAGCTCTAGTACCTTGATTATCAGCATAAGGCATCTCACCGCCTGACACGGTAGCATAAACTCTTTTTAAAGCAAAGGAATTAAAGAAGTTAACATCTATAGTTATAGCCATTTAATATATTATTACTTGTTTTTTTTAATACTTACACTTTACAAGGACCTGCGGTAGTACCGCCGTAAGCGCCATCTTGAAATTCTACTGTAAACCTAGCGATACCAGATTGATCACCGCTTAAGCCACTTGTTACAACTCTATACTCACCAAGTTGATCAAATCTATAATTTTTTTGTACATTACCAGTAGAACTTGTAGATTTAGTAAGCTGTAAGGTTGACGTTGAAGCACTCCATGTATCTAAACCAGCACCTGATACACTATTAATTGAACTCCAACTAGAACTATTATTTGCCCTATATTGTATTGTGAATAAAACACTTATATCTCCTGAACCAGTTGAATCATTATAAAGTTTAGGAGTTAATTTTATAGTTCCTTGGAATAAATTAGCAGTTGCACCTCCAACTCCTGAACAAGCTGTATTTCCTTGCGCACTAGCATTGTAAATCTTTTTAATATTGAACATTGTAGAAGCAGGTGAACCAAATGGGCTTCCTGCTCCGCTTGTTGATGTATTATTTGGAACATTAGCAAATAAAAACTCACCAGAATTATTCGAGCCTTCTAATATATATGAACTAGTAGGAGCTACTTGACCACTACCTATTGCTTTAGGGGCAAATGCAGTACCAGCTGTCCAGTTAATAGTTCTTGTTATAGATATTTTATTACTACCAGTATTGTTCACGTCTGTTAAGCTAACTATTAAACCATAAGCACCTTCATTAACCATTGTTGTGTTGCTAGTTATTAAACCTGTATTACTAATACTAAAGTCACTTACTGAACCTAATTTACCAGGAGCAATATTTGTTAAAGCCCATACTAATTCTTGAGTTCTATTAGCCGTGTCTGCACTACCATTTGTACCATACAATTGAACTATATTTGTAGAGTTTACAGCTGGATTTGGACTAACTGTGTATGCAACAGCAATAACATCGGTTAAACCAGAGTTAGAATACATGATTGGAGAAGCATTAGACAACGAAAGTGTTAATGCTGCATTTAAATTATCTACATAAGTACCACTAGAACTTGTTACTTGTAAATTAAATATATAAACATCACTAGAAGGTATAGCATTAGAAGATGTTCCATACCAAAAAGTTGTTGCGGTTTTTATTTGATATTGATTATTACTTGTAGCTACTAATGAAAAAGTGTTAGGCAAGTTTGTTTGACTTAAATCATTTTGTCTATATACTTTTGTTATAAGTGGAGTTCCTACAATGTTAAGATATGGTATAGTTGCACCTGATCCATTTATAAATTTAAATTCTGGTCCTACATTTGTTAAAGTAGCTATAGATTCAGAAAAACTACCTTCACTAGCATTTATTCTTACAGCACCATCATAATTAGTATCTATCATACCGTTTAATGTTTCAAGCTTACCTGTCATTGCTGTTTCATAAAATAATTCTAATACAGAATAAGTAGGTTTAGTTTCTGCAACAGACAATATAGGCTGCATATTTCTTTGATTTTGTAAAGGAGTACCTGTAGAATTCCAATTAGTATCATGAGGTAATTGATAATTACCTAGGCTAACCTGACCTTCTCCTTTTCCTACAACCATAGCGCCAACTGGATTACCAAAGTTTTCTACTTGACCAACTTTAATTATAAAAGGATTTTGCTCAGAAGCATAAAAAGCCTGAAAATCCCCTACATCTCCATAAGGTATTCTACCGGCATTTATAGTAGCTGTTACAGAGTTACTAGCTCCAGAAGGATTATATTGAGTTGTTCCGTTGTAACCACCTTGATTACCAGTAGGACCTATTATTATACCGTTAAAACTATAACCAGTTCTAAATGGTTTAAAAGGTATAGCAGCTAATTCTGTTTCTTTAGCTGTACTTATATTTAAAACGTTTTGACTTAATTGACCAGGATAGTATTGTAAGTTTCTAACTTCTTCGTCTTTAGTAGCATTAGGATTATTTACTCTTATATATATAATTTCATCACTGTTAAACTCTCTATCAGTTGGTCCTATTTCATTTAAGTCTCTAGGTATTTTATTTATATTTTCACTTAACAATGTAGAAAAGAATATTTTTCCTCTTTGTGTTTCAATAGGTGAAAAAGTAGGTGTTGTATTTGTTTGACCGTCCCATGTTTGATTTTGTATAGGTAATCCATTTACAAACCCAGGCATATACACGTTGTAATATTCTTGTTGTTGTTGTTTAACAACTACTTTATAACTATACCAACCAAGTGGGTTAGCAATACCTGTATTTATAGTAAATGCTCCAGCGCCATCACCTCCAGTTACGGTTAATTCATTTCCTTGTGTATAACCACTACCACCATTGATAATAGATAAACCTGTTATTACACCGCCAGCACTAACACTTGTTACTCTTACTACGCATCCTGTTCCGCTACCACCAGTTGTATTATAAGTGGTGTTAACTTCATAATTACCATCACCATCAGTTATAGCTATTATACTCGCAGCATAACCATGTTCTCTATATAAACCTGGTTCACCTGTTTCAAAATTTTGTGTACCACCAAATGATTCATCAATACTTAGGGTTAAGTTATTACCTAACCAATCTATTATTGGAGCAGTTGTTGCTTCACCACTAGTTCTGTAAGGTACATATACACTTGATCCAGCTCTAGAGTTATCACTATCATACGAAGAGAGTACAACATCTGATTGTCTACCATAGTAATCAACTAACACAAAACCTAATTGATAAGTTCTGTTTTGTTTTACTGTTTGATGAGGATAAATAGCAGCATAATTAGAAGACTCAACATCTGTATCTGTTAAACCAACACTGTATGGTATAGTGCTAGGCGGAGTCATTTTTTCTACAAAGTTACCATAGATAACTCTATTACTAGAAACCTCTTGTGCTAAAGCTCTTATAGGCACTTTATCATAAACTCTAGTTGTTTGATTTTGCGGTAGAGTTTTATAAGGTTTATTTGATTTGTAATTATAATTATAATATTGCTGAGTAATTAAACCGTTTACATCGTCATTATATTCTATGCTTTCTAAAGTTAATCCAGGAACACTTAAATCTATAGTATCTAAAACTTTTACTGATAAACCATCTGATTCTTTATATAATACATCTAATTTTTGTATTTTATATTTACTCATTAAGTTAGCAATAGTATCTGGTACAGGTATTTTAACATCCACAGTATCTATATCATTTTCAAACCACTCTAAAATAGTACTAGTATAAGCGTCAGTTTCGTCTTGATAATAATTATTTATATCGTTTACCTTAGTATTTATTTGACCTAATCCAAATTGACCTTGTTGCTTTGGTACAAATATAGTATTACTAAAAGGTGCCATTAAAGAATATTCATTATCATTAAATTTATATCTATAACTTAATCTTATAAATTTATCTTCTAAAAATTTTGTATCTCCTTTAAAACTAGCGTCATAATTTTCATTATTACCTATAGCTATATTATCACCAACAGCAAAACCAGCTAAAGCACCGCCAGCTGTAAAATCTTTATCAGTTGTTATTTGCCATCTACCAGTACTTGTGTTACTAACATTTGTTACTGTTACCGCGGAAACTCTTATAGGATAACGATATGACGCGTTAGTATTGTTTAAATTAGGAATATCATCTGTAGCTCCAGTTGTAATTGTTATAATATCACCAACTCTAGGAACACCTCCTAATTGAACTGCTGGTCCACTACCAGATCTATTTATACTAAAACTTGTATTACCACCAACAAAATTAATTTCTTGTAAAGAAAAATTAGAAACAAACTGGTTACCACTATTTTTCATACTAGTTCTAGTAAAAGCTATACTAGTGCTTGTTGGTAATCTAGTTCCACTACTGGGTATAGCCATTGCTGGACTAACTCTAAACTGAGTATTAGTGCCTGGATTCATACACTCAACAACTCTAACTGGAGGTAAAGTATTTGTAATTTGTAAACCAGCAACATCTGTTTGATCAAAATCAGTTACTATATCACCTACTTTAATATTAGGTGAGGCAGTACTTCCGTGTAAAACTATTACAGTAGTACTATTTGTAGCGCTACTACTAACAAGTCCTTTTGTTTTTTGTATAGGAACAACAGGTAGGCAAGGATAATATTTTGCAACAGATATTTGCATCTCTTCTGTGTAAGCTCCTGGACTACCAGCAGATACATAAGGATTATTTCTAGCAGTAGTAACGTTTATCTTTCTTGGTTGATTTAAATTATCAGTAAAAAATAATAATTCTTCTAATAAATTAACACCGTATATAGGAAATTTTTGATTAAAATTAAGCCAATAACCACTTACTAAAACAACTGGTGTTATAGGTGCTTGACCATTCAGATCTATTTCTATAATAGAACAAGTATTTGTAGTTGCTGCTCTAGCACTAGCGCTTGAATTAGAAAAATCAGTTGCAAATAAATAAACTCTATTATTTGTTTCATCTGAAAAACTGCCAATAATACGTAGACTTTTATTAGTTGACATGGTACTTAGAATACTATTACCTAAAATATTTTCAAACTCACCAACAGTGCTACCTTCAGATCTACTAATCAATAAGTTGATAGCTTCTCTATATTCACCATTAGGTAAAATACGAGAGTCAAGATCTTGATTCATTCTACCTTTTAAAAAGGAGTTTTTAATTTCTGGCATATTTAATGTTTAATCCATTTAGATTTATTACGCATTACTTGTACTATTTCATCTAACTTAATATTAGATAATCTTATTTTAGCATTACGTAAAGCTGCGTATCTTTGTCTTTTATATTGTGGTGCTATAGCGGCTGTATCTCTTCTAGTTGACATTATGCTATATAGTAAATGTTGATACATTGCCTCTTCTGCAAGTTTAGGTACTTTAGTATCTAGGTCATAAGCTAAACCATCAGATATATATTCTAATATTATTAATTTACCCATTAAATCACTAGAGAAATTAAAAGTACCTCTTCTTTCATCTATATTAAACCAACCATTTACTTGCATGTTTACAGGATCACCACCATATCTTTGTCCATACCAACCCCATGGACCACCTGGTTCACCCCACCAATCATACATCCAAATATCTGGATTAGTAGTATCCACTGGCCAAAACCCAGTTATATTACTTGTATTCATTGCTTGCCATCTTTCGTTAGTTAAAGAAGTACCTTCCACATTATCACTGAAATTATCTTGTATTGGCTTGCCATGTTTGTCTTGTATAGGAGTGTAATAAGGACTACTCGTTAATTGTGTTGGGTATATAGTATGCTTAACACCATTACCGTCTACATAAGATAATTTAACATAGTTAACATAATCTTGCGGTATTATTAATGAAAGATTGTCTGGAACTGTTAATTCTTGAGATTTTATACTTTTTAATGTATCATAACTAAATTCTTGTAAACCTCTTTTAGCATGAAATATAACATCTGTTCTATTTACTCTAGGTATTAATTTATCTTGACCTACATAACCTACAATAAAATTATTAATAATATCTTTTAATTTTATGTATTCATAATTACCATAATTATCTTCGACCGCACCTTCTTTTAACTGTACTTTAACATATGTCCCGACCCCTTGACCTGCAGCCAGTGTTATTCTACTAGTTAAATTAGTACCGTCTTGAATATAAGTTACAGTGTAAGCTGTAATAAACTCAGTCCAACTATTTATACCATTTGGACTTGTGTATATTTGAAAATTATTTTGTATATAATTAGGATCTGTTGGTGCATAACTAGTTGTGCTACCTAAAACTAATTTAGTATTAAATGTAAAATCATATACAGTAGTTGCTCCTGCTGAGGTATATATAATCTGCGCGCCGGCGTAATATTGTAAATTATTTTCACGGATTAATCCGCCATCTGGTTTAGGCATGTCTTATAGTTTTGCGTTTTGTTGTTCTGCAGCTATTTCTTGTTGAGCTACCTGTATTATCGTTGGGTCATTTATTATTACTCCAGCATAGGATAATACTCTAGTAATAACATTACTTTGTTCAGAAGCAGCTAGTTCAAAATTTATAGAAGTTCCTGAAGCATATTCATATTGACCTAAATTTCCAACACCATAACTCCAAACTGGTGGCTCAGGTTTTTTAATATAAGAAAAAGTTATATCCGCGTTTGCAATAATGCTAGTAGGATATACATAAAACTTATCGTTTTCATGTAAATATATAGGAAAATCTGTAGTAGGTTGAGTTAACGGGGAAAGTAATAATTGTGTTATCTCGTTTCTTTGAGCGTATTGGTTTAATTGAACTCCTTTGTAAAATACAGAACCAACTCTATATATAGTATCAGTTACTACATTACCATTATATGTTGTAGTACTTGGTGCTGGAGTAAAAGGATTTGCACCTGTGCTAGTTCCTGTTCTTTGAAAATACTGTAACTTCTGCTCTAGATTATCTACTCTATTAGCATATTCAGTATCATTTTGAGGCAGTCTATACTGTTGATTTAAATCTTCAAAATAACCTTCGAATACATTTAACTGTACCTGATCTGCAACCTTGTTGAATTCATCAGGTGTCATATATCCTCTTTGCTGTTGGTTAAGTATTAATAAGACTGTTTTATATACAGTATTTATGTTTATTGCCATTATAATATTTTTATAAAAAGGCGGGCGAACCCGCCTTAATTATTTATTTAAACTTTTTAGAAATAGATTTATACATTTCTACTCCTTCATCTGTTTTAAACCATGCAGCTAATGCTGAATATGGATTTTCATCAAAAGGTACACTAAACAGTTTTCTATCATTTTTACCCATTGTAAAGCTTCTCTGGTCTTGTGATAATTTTATAATACCAGCTTCAGTAGCTTTTACGCCAAAGTTTCTAAGTTCTACATTGTCATCTTTTGCTAACTCTAAGAATAAATATGGTTGATCTTTAGCAAATTTAAGTAAATCTCTTCTTAGCTCTTTAGAACTTAATTCATTTACTTTAGAACCTATTTCAGTTCTCATAATAGCTTCTGCGTGATCAATATCCATATCTCTTGCTAACATCATAGCATCAATCTGATAATTAATAACTTGCACTTCATCTTCAGCTTCTTTTACAGGCATTAATTCTGCAAATCTTTTATTTCTATCAGGGTGATATAATGAAAGTAATTTTTGCAAAGCCTGTTCTTCTTTTGGCACAAATAGAGCTCCATCTTCAAAAACAATATGCCTCAATGTTACTTCTCCTTTTTGTTCATCAACAAACGGTGAAGATTGATTTGTAGCATATCTTAACGCTCTTTGTGTATTGTTATCTGTATCAAAATATAGCAGAGGATATTTCTCTGTATGTCTTGATTTTATTGTAAATGTTAAAGGGTTTCTATCACCTCTAATAACATATCTTCTATCTTTTATTTCCCAACCTTCTTCGGCTGAGTTTATCTTTTTTTCTTTTGACATAATATAATATAATTAAATAAGTTAAAGGTATTGGGCGCCGAAGCGCCCTTACCTTATAAAAATTAAGCTACAAATAATACGAAATTATTTCTTGCTTGAGTACATAGACATCTTTCTGATAAGAAGTTAACCTCCATAGCATCAAGAGTAGAAGTACTAGCACCGCCAACAGAACCTGTTAACCATGATTTCATTCTTCTATCATCAGCTTGAGAAGCTCTATATCTTACATGTAAGAAAGGTCTTCTGATGTTTGTTCCTAGTAATTGATCGTATACTGTAGAAGTTCCAGCAGGTACTAATACACCATCGATGTTATCACCGTTAACAAAGTTTGAAGATCCACCTCTTAAAGAAGCGTCATTTAAGTATTTCCAAGAAGTTTTGTAGAAGTCATATGAACCTCTTCTAAATCCAGAAAAACCTAAGTTAAGCGCCATGTCTTCAGAGTTTTCGAATACACCGTAAGATGTACCACCAGCTCCGTAAGAATTTTGCTGTGCTAACATATTATCAAATAATAGTTCAGTTTTTCTGTCTAAGAATAACATATTTTCTTCAATTGCTCCTTGACTGTCTAATAATCTTAGTACAGAGTCGAAATCTTGAAGTGATCCAGCGTAACCAGAAAGTACATTACCACCATTGTTAATAGCAGCAAATAAACCTTCAGTACCGATTTGACCAGCAGTAGCTCCAGCAACACCAGCTTGTGCTCCAATAGTAGCAGCAATAGCGTTTGTAGCAGCTAATTCACCTTCAATCATTGACATCTCTAAGTAATCTTCGAATCTTAATCTAGTTTCACCTTCAGCTTTCAAATACCATAAGTAACCAGAAGTACCATCTTCAGTAGCAACCTCAACCCAACCAATTTGAGCTGTATCAGAACCAGATACTGCGTATCTATCTCTAATAATAATAGGTTTGTTACTAAATACTGATAATTGTGGCTCAATAGATTGAGAAGCTCCTGGTCCAGTAACACCTTTCGCAAACTCAGAACCGTAGACAAATATCTTTAATCCAGTTCTGTTAGCAGCTCCAGCGTTAACGTTTGTTCTTGTATAAGGTTGTACAGTAAGAACTCCAGTTGCAGGATTTGCAGTTGCACCAGAAGTTAATACCATTGCTTTACAAGTAAACGAAGGATCAGCAGGATCCATAATTACAATAGTTTGGTTAGGGAAAACAACGTTTACGATGCTTGCGCCTATACCTTGAATAGTTAAAGTGTTTGCAGTACCACCATTTCCAGCAGTTACATTATCATAAGATACATGTAATCTGTTTTGCTCTGACCAAACAACTTGATCAGACATCATTGGCATTTCTGCTCCCACCATTCTTAAGAAGCCTCCAATCGTTCTGTTTCCATAACGTTCTACCTCGGCTTCATAAATTTCAGGTAGATATTGTTGCGCGAAATCGTTTCCACCCCCGTCAGCAAAATTCAAATAATTTGATGCTAATGTTTCTAATTGGGGAGTAGGTACTAAATTTCCGAACTGAGGACTTAATACACTCATTTTTAAATAGTTTTAATTGTTAAATTTACTTTTTTTAATTCTCAATTTAGAACTATCTACACCATCTATAGCTTTAACTTTAAGACCTCCGATAAAAATATCACCTTGAGTTTGACGAGCTTCATTAGAAATATTCTTTGAGCTGTCTACTACAGTTTTAATTCCATCAGATTTCCCTTGTTCGTAAAAATGATTTACGATTTTATCTATATTCTGTGCAGCATATATAGCCTTATGATAACCTTTCGTATCTTTAACGTTTCCTTCTGTGTCTAAGAACTTCCCGACGAAGTTGTTTAAATTAGATTGATTCTCTGCAACATCATTAACATTTTTAACCCCATATCTAAAATTCTTTTCTCCAACTTCGAAATCAAAACCTTTGAATTCATTAGAGAAATAACTTTTAGTGTTGTTAACAAAGTCTTTGTGTTGTTGCGTTGCTATTTCTTGTTCTGTGTTGTAGCGATTAAAAAAGTCCACAGCCTTTTGTTGTTCTTGAGTTACTCCAGGTCTTAATTTTATTTCTTCATAATACCTTTTCTTCAAGTCTTCTAAATGACCACGTGCTTCTGCAACCGCCTCTTTTTTAGCAAGTTTCTTTTTTTTGATGTCTCGCTCTTCATCAACGTCCGCATCAAACGTAAATTGATCTTCCATTACAAATGAAATTTCGTCATGCGTAAGATGTGGCTTAGTATTTTTATAGTATTCTCTAAGTAAAGACTCATCATTAACATTTGAATAATCATGATTTAACCTTACATAGTCTTGAACAGTACCACCAGTATCTTCCATAAAAGAAACAAGCTTTTCAATGTTTTCAGGTAGCTGTCTACCTAATACTTGTTCGTCTCTTTTAGCTTCAGCAACTTTCTGCTCTACTTTTTTTATTTCTTTTTGTTCTTCTTTATTAAGTTCGATAATAGGCGATTCGGACTCTGATATTTTTCCGTCCACTTTTTTGCTAGCTTCGGGTTTGTCGCCCACAGGTACCTCCTTTGTTTCTCCGATTTGAATGGCATTATCTTCTTTTTTAATTTCAACTTTTACTGGTTCCTCAATTTTTACATTAGGATCTTTTCTTAAATCAACTTTTACAGGTTGATCTTTTGCAGTAAACTTTTTAGGCTTAGATTTTATTTTCATATCACCGCCTTCTGATTTGACCTCTTTAGTCACCTCAGGCTTTTTTGTTTCTTTTTCTGACATAATAAAATATTATAAAATTAGTAATTAGTATTTACATACTTTGTTTTTGCTCAAAATTTATAGGCATAAGATCATTGTTTCTTTGATCTATCATCTCACTTTGTTGAGTACCCTCCATCCGAGTCCTTTTATCTTTACGATCTTCGATAAAAGATTCTTTTTCTTTCATAGCATCAACTTCCATTTTCTTTAACTCCATGTCAAACATATGTTGTTGTTGCATTTTTTGTTGTTCAAGCTTAGCTTGATATTCTATTTTTTGAATAGCCATTTGATTCTTAGCTTGTTCATACTGTACATTAGAAGCAGTAAGAGCTTGTTGTTTTTGCATTTCTGCTTCAGCTATAGCTTGAGCTGATGCTGCTTTTGCTTGCTCTTGTTGTTGAGCCATTTGCATTTGCATTTCTTGCTCTCTTTTTTGTTTTGCTTTACGTTTTTGTTTTAAAACATCATTAGCAAGCTTCAAGTTTCTAATTCTTCTAATGTCAATAGCATCTTCTAAGTCTATACCACCTTGCTGTATAGCCATTTGTATATTTTGCTCTAATCTAGCTTTTTCTTCTTCTTCTGGCTCTAACTCTAAATAAATACCGAAATCATGTAATGGTAAGTTTTTTATTTCTGCTAGTGTAGCGGTATTATATGTTGATATAGAACTTTTTATTGAGTTAACTAATAAAGGATTTTTTAACGAGTCGGCTACTTTTAAAGATATATTTTCACAAGTTCTAACCGTTAACCATAAACTAGCTTGCATTAAATGTCTAGTAGCTGTGTTAGAAGCATTAACAGCCATTTTTTGTAAACCAACTAATGTATCTTTTTCAGGCATACTACCATCTCTAGCTTCATTTAATCCAGTACAATCTCTTATTAATTGTAAATAATATTGATATGTAGCTATTAAACTTTGTATCTTACCTTGACCGCTTGATGTTTGTAATTCTTGAATAGGTACTTTACCTGGATTCATATCACCTTCTTGTGTCATTGATCTACCAACAATACTACCAGTTTGAAAATACATGTTTAAAGCTTCAGCTGGATTATAATTAGTACCATTACCTAGATCAACTTCAGCCAAACCATCCATATCTAAAAACACACCATCTGGAACTGTACGAGCAATAACTTGTTGTAGTTTTAAATGAGTTATTTGAATCATATCAGCAAAACCTGTAATTTTACTAACTATAGATTCAATTCTACCTTTATACATACGAGGAGCACACAGCGTATAGCTCATCTCAACCTTAGCATTATCAGCAAAAGGTCTAGTCATATTTTGAGATAATTCCCATTTTATAAGCTCATTATTACCTACTATTTTTACACCTTCATATAGTACTTCTATTTTTCTAGAAACTCTTTCAAAGTTATCACTAGGTGGAGGGTTAAATAAATCTGTTTTTTCTAAAGCTTTTTCTAAACCAGTATCAGTTTGTTTTATTTTAAATACCTGTTCATTATATGTTTTGTATTCAAAAAACAATACAGAAACAGTGTTAGGATCATAAGAATTATAACCATATATGTTACCTCTATCTTTACTATAACCTCTAGTTTGTTCTATTTTCTTTAATTGTTCTTGAGTTAAATTAGGAAATTGTTTAGCTATTTCAGGTACAGTTAATTGTTTTACTTCACCAACATAATATATATCTTCAAAATGAGGATCTTCTGAATAAGAATATATTAAATTAGCTGGATCTACATATTTTAAATTAACACCGTTAGACATATTCCAAGATGTTTTACAAGCTCCAATACCTAAAGTTACAAGATCATGATTAAATCTTTTCTTTATATTTTCAAATCTATTTCTTTCAAGTGTGTTATTTATAACTTCTTCTTCAGCTATTTCTATACTTTGCTTATAACTAAGCTGCATATGAATATCTAGTTCTTCTTCAGTTTCAGGTAATTTATTTTTATCTGTTTGAAACTTATCTACACCTAACGTACCTTGAAGGTTTTGTAAAAAAGGTTTAGCCAGCATATCAGTTAAAATAGCATCAGCATAAGCTGTTCTCTTTTTTAATGATTGAGGATCTTGAGCATAAGCTTTTATTTCATAAAGCTTATTATTCATACCATTTGAAACTATATCTACAAACTTAGATATAACCGGTACTGGTTTCCAGTCTAAATTTAAATACGACAAATCACCGTTAATAGCTAATTCATCTTTATATTTTTGAACAGATTGTTCACCTCTTGCATATAGCCTTAAAGTATGAAATCTATTATATGAAGTAGCAAATCTTGTACCATTACCACCTTGTTGCCACCACTCACCTTCTATAGCTTGTGCGACTTGTCTTCCATATTCTTCTGAAGATTTTTCAGCATCAGAGACTGTCTGGCTAGGAAAAGCACTATTTGGATTTGCGTATATATTCATTTACTTAATTATTTTTGATAACGAACCTCGATTATCATATTTTTTAATTCCTAAATCTACTGGTTCACGTTTTCTTCTACTAACAGGTGCGTATCTATTTTTGTTACAAGCCATTAAAGCTAAACCAGAACTAATAGAAGCATCGTGAGTTGTTCTATTGTTTATATCAAAAGCAGCCCAGTCTTCTAGTGTTCTTTGAAAATATATATTTCCATAACTATCACCGTTAAAACCTACAGCGGTTTCTATATAAGATTCAATTGCAGCTGCATGAGCTTGTTTTATATCTTCACTAGAGTTGGGTATGCCACCTATTTCTTTTTCTGTTACTGATAATTTATTCCATATCTTATCAGGTCTATTCATAGCAAAACCTCTATATCCTCTTCGTTTAAAATGATATAAAAGTCTTGGTTTATTGTTTTCAGCCAATATAGGCATGCCATAAAATATACAAGCCATTAACACGTCTTCAAAAAATATTTCAGCTGTTTGTGGTCTAGCTATATATTCTAGAAAAAATTGATCAGCAGGCGCGTTTTCCATACTGAATTTTGTTAATCCGTGTAAAGAACCGTTAGAACCTCGCTTGTCTACTGTACCTGATATATCATATGGATCACAACCAAAAGCACCTATATGTTCATTACCAGGATGTTTTATTCCGTTTTTTTCTATATATCTATTTTGTAAGTTTGGCTCAGGTATCCAAGATATGTAAAATCTTCCTTGTTGATTAGGTGCAAATATTACCCTGCTATCTTTAATTCCATTTTGCCATAAAAAATTACCTTGAGTAACTAGTTTTTTATTATTAGCGCCTTCGTTGTAATCTATTTGTTGATATATCTTAGTTAGATTAAATAAAGATGATTTAGATTCATCTCTAAAAGCGTGTTTAGTAGTTCTTGGAAACTGTCTATAAAATTCATTTAGAGCATCCTGATTATCTTTTAATCCTTCAACTTCATTTTCCCAGTACTCAATAACTCCAAGGTTGATAGACTCGCCTTGTGGTCCAAATACTTCTGTGTCGGGAGTGTCGAAGACAGGTATGCCATAAGAATCAATGTATCCTTCGTAGTTCCATTCCATAGGTATGAACAAACTATATAATCCCGAACTAGTCTGTCCGTTGCGGTTTCGTTTAGTAACATCTGATTCATCATATAATTTTTTAAAGTTTCTACCACCTTTATCCAAAGCGTTAGAAGTTGAACCCATCATACATTTACCAATAATTCTACTACCTAGCCTTAATGTGGTTTTCGTGACCCTCCAGTTGTTGAGGATGTTGTTGGGCTTCTCCCACTTCCCCGATTCATCATGTACGAGGAGTTTGAGTTTCTCCCCATCGTAGGAGTTGTCACCGGTATTCTTCCAGTCGATGGTCGTGTCA